ATTGCAAGACCTTATACTCCACCTGCAGGCTCTACTACAATTTCTTTTGATGCAGACACAAAAGTTATTATTGCTAACGTAACATATAATGCTGCCTATGGCGTAAAAACTTTCTTAAACGGTATACGCATAACAAACACAATGGCCAATGCTAGTGGTAATACAAGCATCACACTTACTAACACACTTGCAAATGTTAGTGTACTAGAGTACGGAATATTTTCAGATGTTACTCCAGAGAAGCAAGGCTTATCAAGTGCATTGCGTCCGGACAATTAAAGGTATATAAATGGTAATTTACAAATTTACACATATTGCAACCGGAAGAGTGTACATCGGTCAAACTATACAAGATGCTAATCGACGTCGTTTAGAGCATCTCTCAGCTAGTCGTGAAGAAGGTAGCACAACCAGATTCCACAATGCACTAAGAAAATACGGCGAAAATGCCTTTACATTCGAAGTAGTCACAGAAGCCTCATCTATAAACGAATTAAATCGTTTAGAAGTAAAATATATCACTGAGTATAATAGTATTTCAAATGGGTTTAACTTACGCGAAGGTGGTGATAACAAACAACATAGTCAAGAAAGCATCGAAAAAATGCGAGCATCACAAAAGGCTGCACACGCCAGACGCAGAGAAGCCGGTACAGATACTTGGACTAGGAAAGATGGTGGTGCTATGTGTGGAAAGAATCACTCTAAAGAAACTAAAGCTAAAATGTCTAGTGCGCAAAAAGGTAAAAAGAAATGGAGTGATGAAGACAAAGCGAAGATGTCTGCAACACGAAAAGGTAGGCCAATAAGCGACACGCACAGAGCTAACCTGTGTGGAAGAACTGCATGGAATAAAGGAAAAACTGGTGGTACACAAACCGAAGAGCACAAAGAAAAAGTGAGACAAGCAATGATTCTATCATGGAAAAAAAGAAAATTAGCCAAAGAGGAAAATAACTAATGCCGGCGAGCCAAGATTTTTTCTACGATGCGCAGACTGAACGTTTCTTAATTCAGTTCATACGTATTATAAGCGGGTTCCAGGTTCAGTACGGAGAAGACCGCGATGGCAATACTACATTACAACGTGTACCAGTTTTCTACGGCGACGGTAGCAAACAAGTTGCACAGATAATAGCAAACAATAGTGAAAGCAGTATGCCTGCTGTTCCAGCTATGACTGTTTACATAGACAATTTATCCTACGACAGAGAGCGTATACAAGAGCCAAACTTTGTTAGTAAGATGCATTTACGTACACGTGAATACAACGAACAAACACAAGAGTATGAAGCAACACAAGGCAATGCTGTTACAGTAGAACGCTTAATGCCTGTTCCTTATCAACTAGAACTTAAAGTGGATGTATGGACAAGTAACACAAAACAAAAATTACAATTACTAGAACAATTAGCTGTATTATTTAATCCGGGCCTAGAAGTACAAAGTACAGACAACTATATAGATTGGGGTAGCTTAAGTATTGTTTATTTAGACAGCCAAACTTGGACATCGCGTTCAATTCCTATAGGAACAGGCGATCCAATTGATGTAGCTACGTTATCATTTAAAATGCCTATATGGTTAAGCCCGCCTGCTAAGATTAAGAAGATGGGTGTTATTCATCGCATCATTGCAAACGTACACGATTCTGCTGGTGATTTAAATGCAGCTATTTTAAACGATACTAACTTACTAGGTGCTAGACAATATTTTACTCCGTTAGACTACGGTGTATTATTAGTAGGTAATACATTAGAACTATTAAAATACAGCGAGTTTGCTGATCCTATCGAACCCACATTAGTTGATCAAACTAAAGTAGGTACAGACGATTTGTGGCGTTCTTTAATTAACATATATGGTGATTTAGAAAACGGATTAAGTCAAGTTAGATTATATTCGGACAACCACGCAAATGAAATTGTTGGTACTGTTAGCTTTCATCCTTCGCAAGATGAACTATTAATTTTTAATGCGGACATCGATACCTATCCTACAAATACATTAACTAACATAGATGCAATTATAGACCCACGTAACGTTACTGTAGACGCTAATATATTAACTCCTGCAACAGGCACACGTTATTTAATATTAGATAGTATAGGTGATTCTGTTAATAATCCAGAAGGTGACGGACCTGTCGCTTGGGCTGGCGCTGGTAGTACTGACTTAATTGCTGGAGCAAACGATATTATCGAATATGATGGATCTGTCTGGAATGTTTCATTTGATAGTAGTGCTGATGCTAGTGTTAATTACGTATCAAATTTAAATACCGGAACACAATATAAATGGGACGAAGGCACTACTTGGATTAAATCTTTTGACGGCGAATATAAATCAGGTAAGTGGGCGTTAGTATTGTAATTTCTTAGCTTCTCTATTACACCATTGTACGTGTAGTTGGTGCTCGAAACACGCGAACTACACTTGTATTTATCAACATTAGATGCTATACTAACGTATGAATAACAGATCCTTAGAGGGAGTTGGTACTTTCATTTATTGCATAGATACCAAGCGATACCTCTTCTTATTACGCAATACTGTGCGCTATAATAGCAAGTGGGGTCTTGCTGGCGGTAAAGTAGAACATAACGAACAACTAGTAGAATCACTATACCGAGAACTTAACGAAGAATTAGGTTATGATTTCGGTCAAGCTAAAGTAGTTCCGATAGAAAAATTCACCAGTGAAAACAAACGTTTTTCATATCACACATTTTTAATTCCGGTTACAGAAGAGTTCGTTCCTAAGTTAAACAAAGAACATAGAGGATTTTGTTGGGTTGAATTAGATGACAGACCTAAGCCGTTGCATCCTGGTGTTTGGAGAACTTTAAAATTTAAAGAGGTTGTTGCAAAAATAAAAAGCTTAGAAGAAGTATTTTAACCTATAACTACTTCTATAATAGCTTCGCCGCCCGCATTATCTTCTAACGCTTTACCTATAACCGAACCATATGCAGGATTGTTATTAACTTCTGCTCGTCCGTTACCGGCAGCAACCATTAAGTCACCTTTTGCAACTACGCCGATAACTTTACACGGTACTCTTCCGACTGCCATTTGTTAAGGTTCCTTAAATTGTTGGTATTGTTGTACTAGAAATATCATGCAATACTACAATTACCGCTAAGTTAGCCGGAGCAGAAGTAAAGGTAATAGTCGTGTTATTATTAAACGTATAGTTGGTACCTGGATTCTGCCAAACAGTATTTACAAATACTAATGCAGAAGCTTCTTTGCCGGTGTATTCTGTGCTTGACATTGTAAAGTTTACTGTTGACGCATCGCCTGCTGCTAATTCATCTTTCACAACAGTTGTAACACCTTCTCGTGCTACACCATGCCACGCGGCACTAGCATAAAATTCCATTGTATTAGTTGTGTCGTTGTATCTCATTTGTCCATCAACAGGATTATCCGGACCTAATGTACTAGTACCAACAGGAACGCCTGCAGCATAACTACCAGATCTAATTGTAGTATTTTTTAAATGTCTACCCATCTTATAATGCCTGTGTACTTACTGTTGCTGTAACTGAAGTAACTGCACTTGCTGACGCATGTAAAGCATCGCCGTTTGCAAGAGCTAAACGTTCTAAGTCCATTACATATGTATCGTTGGCTTTAATCGACACCGTGTCGTATATAAGTGTACCATCTATTGCTGTTCCACCACTTGCTATTGCCCAGACATCTATAGTTTTGGCGGCGCCACTATAGTTACAAAAGTATACTGAGGTAACCACGTTGTCACCTGTGCTAGTATATATCGCTGCTGATGATGCTGTTAAAACTGTGTTTGTTAAAGCCATTATATTTCCTTAAAGTAAAAAGCCAAGCCCAACGGCTTTCTTTTTTGATATTAGTTCTTCGTTAATTTCTGTACCATTTGTTACAGATAATCCTGTTCCGCCTACACCTATAGTACTTGCAACAAGGCCTGCTACACTTGCGGTTGATACAGTTGGTGCGGTCGAATGTATTAATGCTAAATTGCCTGAAATTGCAACATTGCCTGTTGTCGAATTAATAATAAATCCACCCACATCTAAATTATTAGCAAGTTGTGGTGTTGCATCGTCTGCTAGTTCAGTAAATCCTGTTGCTGATGAAACAATAGTAAGATACGTAATACCATCGTTTGTCATTTCCCAACTATTAATTGTGTCGTTGTATTGCATGAATACATTTGCTTCTGACCCGCGGTCAATCTCTATTCCTGCAACATTAAGTGTAACACCCGCACCAACTTCACCAGCATTTAACACAATACTATTATCTGAAATGGATAGATGCGTAGTAGATATAACTGTGGTATTACCACCAACTGCTATATTTCCTGTTAATATAAGGTCTGGCGTGTCAAATGTAATACTACCGGCATCCACCGCTGTCATTACATAATCGCCACTAAATCGTTTTACTGTTCCCATAATATTATTAATTCCGTATGTTTCTATTATTTATCAAGATCTATCCGATACTATAATCAAAAAAATAGCTACTAAAGTAGCTATTTTGTTATTACTAATAAATTAATAATTAAGCAGTAATTGATACTGATTCGTTAAGAACCGCTGTATCTGCCCATTTTTGCTTTGAACCTTCTGCAAACTCAGTGCCAGTGTTACGAGTAAGTACCACTGTACGATTGGTTAGTTTAGTAACCCAGTAAGTACCAGCAGCTGAATCAGTTGCTGTAATTTGCATTTCGCCTACTGCTGTTGGAACCGCAGCAACCAAAGTACATTCTAATGTACCTTCTGAAGTAGTTACTTTATAAGTTTTGCTGCCTTTCTGTGAAACAATATCACCAGCTACATTTAAACTTGTTACATAAGCTGTACACTGAATTGAGTTTGCTGTTCCGGTTGTAAGAACCGCTGTTAATGTTGCTGTTCCTTGTGTACCACCTGTTACCGCTGTAACTGTTGGTGCTGATGTATAACCAGAACCTGCTGTTGTTATAACTGCGCTATCAATTGCTCCAGCCGCCGAAACCACGTGACCTACTGCTTGTACGCCTTCTGGTAAATCCGGCGCGCCAATAGTTAGTGCATCTAATGTTGTGAAACCCGAACTATTACCTGCTGCTGTTGTTACAGATGCTACTTGTTCACCACCAGCGCCGTCAGGATTACGGTTACCGATGTGTAATTGTTTAATTGGTCTTCCCATTTGTTTTCTCCTTAGTTTGATTGTTCTAACAATCTACGCGGTGGTGCCGCATAAACTCTCTTATAACAGAGCGAACATAACTATTTATCTATGTTTAGAATTCATAGCTTTAATTTTATCAGCTACTTTTGTTTGTTTTACATCATATTCTGCGTTGCGAGCTTCTCTATCTTTTCTTAGGGTGGTATGATGTTTATACATATCAGGGTGGTCTACTTCTTTGTCTGTCTTACGATCAGTAAAATATTGTATCATTAATGATTTAACATTATTTGCATTGTATTCTTTTCTGTTGTATATAAGAGGTATATTAAGTTGTGTCGCTATTTCTATCATCCAATTACGGTTATTATAACCATCGTGTTTACCAATAGCATCTATAAACAATTTTGCGAGGTCAGCTTCTGTTTTAACATCGTATCCAATTTTATAGTTTTTCGATATTACAATACCTGTAACGTAACTCATTACATTATCAATTTGGTCTACTTCTAATCGTTCTTCGGATTCAAATCTATTTCTTGCAACAGTAAGACCATAATATAAATCTGTTAATCGAGCACCACCGTAGCCCGAACCGCGAAGCGGAGTCGGGTCACCTTTTTTAATTGCGTCCATTACATTATTGTATGTTTTTTGATCGTATTCATTATCAGACGCTTTAAGTGATTTCATTGTTAATATGGTTTCAGCCTTTTCACCTGTATCTGATTTTAACAATTTGCCAAACTTATTATGCAATTTCATTTGGTCAAATCTAAGTCCCCAACCTTGCACCATGCTTGCATAGCCTGCAAGCCAATCTCTGTCAAAATCACGTGTGAACGAAATTGCCATCGGCGAAGTATTTTCACCACCTATCATTTTTCTTAACGCTTTTTTAGGGTCGCGGGCACCTTTAAGTGTATTAGACTTTACAATACTCTGTAAGTTTGTTAAAGAAGTGAAGTGGTACAGCGGTGCTGTTCTTGCTTCAACTATAAATTCTGTGGACTTCACTAGAAGCCCATTGAATGAGCGTTTGGATGGTATCCGTTTAATTCAACTTGTTTACCAGTGTTAGTAACAAACCACTGCCCTTCGTGATATGATGCTACTGCAATATTACTACCGTGCTCTTCGCCTGCCATTTGTGCTGAATCGTTATTCCAGTTGTCTCTATCATATGGACCTTCTAATATAGACATAGTTGCAATGTCAAATATAACTTTGTGGCCGTTTTTGAAATCTGTAAACTCTTCGCTCAATGGTGCGAATTCTTTATATTTCATGGTCTGGTATTTTTTAAGTATCCGGTGTCAGCGTAATCATCAGCTTCATAACCGTCATCATCAATAGGTCCATACCGCTCGTCTGCATTTCTATGAGCTATCGGAT